AAAGTTACATCCCAAGCCGGGGAATTATCAATCCACCTATTTCCTGGATCAGTTACAGTTGTAGCATCATTTTGTACACATCCAAGATAAAATAATCTATCAGTTCCTATTGCCTCATCCCATCTATTGTCCAAATCAGAACGAACAAAACTTGAAGAATATGGTTTATGTAATGATGCACTTAATGATGAAGAATAAAAATACTCTATTTCATCATTAAATCGTGATAATACATTTTGATCTACTCGTGGTAATACCACTTCCTCAAAAATTGCTTTAACACTTCCTGCCTGTATAGTTGAATTATAATAATCTGACCCATACCATCCACTTTCATCTATATCTCCTATATTATATAATGCTGGTCTTTCTAAAATGTGTTTCATTACAAATGAACCGGTTCCAGATGCATTTTCTGAAAATGTAGTACTTGGTGCACTATATGAACTGAAATCAGCTGTAAATGTTATTCCAGATCCTGACACCCGTGTTCTATTACTTATTTTAAATTCATCAAATAAATTAAGAACAAAAGTTTCAAGTCCCCAAGGTGTTATTTCTTCTGCGGATGAAGAAATAAATCCACGTGGTTCTGAACCACTAAGTTGTGTATAATAATTAACCCTAAATGGATCAATATAAGTTATGTTTGCCTCAAACGTTTCATAATTTGCAGAAGATGACATATATGAACCAGTTGTCATTGATTCTTTATCGATTCCAAATGGATTAGACCAATTCATGTTATCTTCATAAGTTCTATATTCCGCACTTTCAGAAATCTCTGGTTCTATATCAATATAAGTAGTATAATGTTGGGGTTCAAACTCAGGTTTCTTACCAATTATAATCTTATCTCGTTCAAGAACGGTAGGTTCAATAATTATACCAACTGTAGCATTGGCCCGTGCTGGAATTAAACTATGAACTTGTTTATATAATGAATTATCATAATATTTTAATAATCTCAAATAATCCCAAAAGTTATTTGGTCCTGCGTATTTTTGCCAATATAAATTTCTTGCAGTTGTTAATCCCGTATATTGTTCTTTATATTGGTCACGTGGATCTCCAATATATTGGTCAAAATCAAGGTTGGGCATTGAAAGAATAATATCTTCATCTATTGCTGCGGAAGGTGAAAAGAATATACCAAGTTTATTAGAATCTACTGGAGCGTTATCATATGCTGGTATAGTTATACTTTCTCCAAACTTTAATATTGGATTACCGAATTTATCTATCCTCTCATCAGCTTCAATTCTTATCTTATTAGATGACCTACCACTTGGACCCAAATTTGGAACTTTCATTTTTGTTTCATCTACTACGGATGAAAAATGTGTTCCATCTGCATTAGCTAATAAACTTGTATAATTATGTGGAACTGCTGATGCAGTAAATGATTGATCTGCACTTGCATCATTAAACCATTGATTGTAAGAAACACTTAAATCTTTATTATCATCAAACGAATATCGTGTAACTAAATCTGTATAAGATGCAGATGGTGTATTACCATCAAACGCTATTGGAGCAGATACATGATTATCAAATGAAGATTCTTGTAGTGCCGTAGTCCAATTTCTATATTCCATCATAGAACCACTCAATGATTCTCCGAAATAACTACTTTCTGGACCACCCAATGTAACTGATACTCCACTACCAGAATATGCTAAATTATAAGAACCCGATACTACTCCTTCTGAACCACTTATAAGTAAAGTATTTGTAGATTCATATATAATCTTACTTCGTCCGGCGTCATATTTTTTAGTGTATAAACTATAAACAACATCTAAACTACCAGTATCACTTGTTACAAATAACCCCGACCCAGATAAAGTTCTCGTCAACATTACAGACCAAAATTCTCCATCATAAACAGGAAAATTAGAAGATGAAGTTTCAAGGTATCCACGACTACCACTCAACATAAATGATACATAACCACGATTATCTACTGAACCATTATCTTTTAATCTAATTGCCCAATCATCACCTCGTCTTACTAATACTTGGTCTGAACCACTTGCGGCTTTAAATCTAAATTCTACTGTATCGGGAACTCTATTGGTTGCACTTCCAGATATTACTGGACTCCAAGCATCATACTGTACATATGTATTATTAGAAGCTCCAAAGAAATTTAATGCCTTTGTAAATTTTCTTGTTAAAAAGTGTTCAGCAGATTGTCCAGATAATTTAGGTCCACCATACTCTATTACTCTTAAAATACTCGATGGAATACCGTAACAACTTATCAATCCTTTAATTGCCCGTGCCGATCCTTTTGTTTTTAAGAAATAAGGCATATTGTTTATAATACGACTCCAAATTTCTCTTGATATATCTCTTTCAGGAGTTCCAGAATATTCCCAAGGCTTTTCAGAACCAGTCTGTTCCATTCCAAACATATATCTGGGAAGTGATATTAAATCTTTACCATCTTCAACTGTCCACCCAAGAGATTGTGCCACGGGTTTTAATAAATCTTTTGCAATTCCTTCAGTAAGTTTATCTCTTTTATCATGAATATCTGTCATTGCCTTAATAAATGTCCAAATGTCATCAAAATAATGACCAATCATATCTACGAATTTTAGAAAGACGTCATTTTCATTATCATCTTGAACAAACATTGGAAGATGATCTTTTAATCTATTTTTATTTGCCCTATCATATGCTGACGCAGAAAGTAATTGTTCTGAATACCAATCTGTTGCAGCTGATTGTGAAGTTCTATAAAGAACATATGGAGTTAAATATTTTCCATCTCCTGATTCTTTTGGCCAAGCATTTTCATGAAATATACCAATAGATTGACTTGAATATGAAGAAGTTTGAGTAAACATATATTTTTCAAACTTATCAAAGTTATTAACAGTTTCACGGCGTTGTTTTTCCCAATATTGTATTTGTATTAATGAACCACTGACTGGTGTAAATGGTGGATGAGGAGCTTCCGATCCAGAAATAAGTAAATACCCCCCCGCTCCTGGGTCTGCTTTAACAGAATGATATCCTGTAGAACCACTACCAGCACCGGCCAAAGATGCACTTCTATCTGTATATTGTTCTATTAAATCTAATTTATATTTAAAGTTTTTAACTCGTTTTTCTGCAGAACCAAAATGAATAAAATTTTCAAAGAAACTAAAATCTACATTAATATCGGCACTTAAACTACCACTTAAAAGTTCATTTTCAATATTTTCTTTTATAGAAGCATCAGACGACACTAACTGATTATAATTTTTAAATTGTGTTTGTCCTGTACCTATAGGACTATTAACATTCCCAAATTCTGGAGTTCTTAAAACAATATCACTTACCCATTCTTCAACAAATGGTATTAAAGTACAAATTTCCTCTTTTGGTGGAATCATTTCTCTAACAACAGTTACAAAATCATGCTCTTGAACTTCTCCTGGTAATGGTTCATATAATTTATAAACTAATGAATGTGGATATTCTGGATATTCTTGTGTATCAAATTTAAAATTAGTTATTAAATTATAATTGTTAGGGCCCAATTTTAATAATTTACTTAAATCATTTTGATTGTCATTTGGATATTGAATAAACCACTTATCAAATGTAGAACTCTGATTTATATCCAATGTATTTTCAGGATCGTGTCCTTCTTGTTCACCGAGTTCTTCATAAGTATTTACGAGAGTAATTGTATTTCCAGTTACACTTTCAATATCTCCTCTCAGTGACCCATAAACGGGTGCAATTTCAGCAATAGAAGAAGTATAATCAACATAAAAATTAGTAAATGTATTAAATGGTTGAATATTTGCATCATTATCAAATACAGTTCCATCTGGAGATAAACTTACATAATCTGTAATTAAAGTTGCAGTATTTCCAGCTATTGCAGTTATCTGACCAACTAAATCTGTCGTTGTTGGAGTAGTATCTATTTTATCTCTATTTTCAGTTAATTGTATCTTAGGACCCTCTACCCATAAAATTCCTTCTGGACCATAATGACCATAAACATAAAAAGTAGTTGGTTTTGTCAAATCCCAATCTTCTTCAACTACTCCAGTCCAACTTACTTGTTCCCACACTCCAGTTTTAGAAACTGGTCTATATTGTAAAAATTCTCTTTCTCCTGCTGATAAACTACCTTCTTCTAATGTTGCCATATGAGTTCCTATGGAAGCTCCCCAATATGGACTTGCCCCATTATCACTTTTTCTATAATGGTGTAACCCAACCATTGCACCTTTATTTGCTGTATCTGATTTTTGATTCCAAGATACAGTTATTTGATCACCTACTTGGATTCCTTGAGATACCATTTTGTGTGGCAGTGTTTGAGTAATTCCCATCCACCTATGTGCCAAATCGGTAGGTTGGTCGGAACTAGCAGGCACGTTTCCTGTTTTATGTAGTCCCAAGTAATCAATATGATTTGGTGCATCAAACTCAGAATTTTGATCAATAAATTTCATACAAGTTTCACCAAATTCACCTTCACCTTCTAACCATTTTGCATGATGTCCTAACCAACCACTATGCCACCTTGACCTATCATTTTTTCTTGCTTCTGTTCCACCCCAATTAAATGAATTAAATCCATCAGACCAACCACTTGGTTTTACTGCATCAGAATGTGGACCTGGATCCCAATATTGCCAAATTAAATCGGTTACAGAACTTCCACCTGTCCAATTCCAATTTATCACTTCATTGCCTGGACTTTTAATTGACCATATCCATTCACAATCACTCAAATCTGGATGTACATTATTACCCCAAGGTCCTTGGCCGGCATCTGCTTTCTTATGCCAAGAAATAGGATCAGTTGTCGTAGCTGTAGTTACAGTTCCATCGTTATCTGTAAAAGATGTAATATTCCAGGGACCAGTTGAAGTAGTAAATCTACGAATAAGAGATGGAACATCAGATCCCGCTGAAAATCCATCACGTTGCCATCTATCTTTCCAATCTTCAAAATCAAAACTAGACCTTCCATCACCTGTTTTAACTACATCTCCGTTAAACCATATCTTTGCTATTATTGCTCCAGGGCCACCACCATTTCTTGCATTTACTCTCAAACCAACAGCGGTATTTGGAATTGGAAACTCGTTTGAAGTTCTCCAATCATTCTCTGAACCAAGTAAGGTTTCACTTCCTGCACTATTTACAGAATATAAATCATATGCATTATCAACTTGTAATAAAATTTTATTTTCATCTTGACTACCGTGATATGGACTTACCCGAAATTCTCGTTCACCTTTTGCTATATCTGATGCTGCGGCGTTATTTAATGGAATATCATCTATTATAACCAACTCACTATCTTGTGTATAACTTTGGTCTACAACATATGCATCTTTAATAGTAAGTTTACCATCTACCATTAAATCAGTAAATCCAGTATCTCCATCTGCAAATACTGCCTCTACTTTATCATCATCTATAAATGTAATTAACCCTGTTGTTGGTGAATCTTCTTCTTCAACTCTTTCACCACTAACCATATACGGGGTTGGGTTTCCATTAGTACTTCCAGCTTCTACTTGAACATTTGTAATATAACGATTTCCCTGATCTATATCTGAAGTTTTACCTAAGTTTAATTTAAAACTTCCGTTACCATTAACAGGTAATGTTATAACTTGATATACATATTTCCATTCATTACCAGCAACATCCTTAACTTTAATCTCATCTTTACTATCATTAAAATTTTGATCAGTTCCACCAGCTTCTATCGTTCCACTAAATAATTGTCTTTTATCAAGTGACCAATCACTACCCCAATGTACCCAACAACTAATTATATAATTTTCACCAGGTATACCATTCAATAAAAGTTGATATTGATTATCATTATCACCTTCAATAGAAGTACTGGTTTTTAAGACATATCTACTTGCCCCTGGATTTGAAAATTCAACTATTTCATGATTCCCAGAAGTTAATCCTACTTCCAAAATTCCATTTTCATTGGCAAAATGGCCATTAGTTACTAAATTTTGTACTGCGGGTAATGTTTCAAGTTCAACCTCTGGGGTATATCTTGATATTTCTTCTTCTGCTTCTTCATAATCTATAACAAAAGCTTCTCTTATTTTAAGAGTTCCACCTACCATTGCCTGATCAAGTGATATACTTCCACCACTTATTGTTGCTACATTACCATCAATAGTTATAAAAGATTCTCCACTTACATCTGAATATGATAAACAAGTATAACCTAATAATCTAAATCGTTCAAAATAATCTATATCAACAATACCTGGATTTGGTCTCATTCTTATTTCAGTTCGAGACGGTGAAATTTCTTGTAACCAAAACTTATCATCTTGAACGAGAAGTTCTATATCGTTTCCTTTATCATCGAGTAAACGACCCTTTACATCAGGTTCAATATTATAACTGGCATATATTCTACCATCAGTATCTATTATAAATTCATCAGTATAAACACTCTTATCTGATTTTTTAGTTAAAATAATCTTATTAGAACCACCTATTTGTCTTAAAAAATTATATACTACTTTATAAGTTCCTCGTTCATAACCAAGACCTCTAACATGAGCACCTACATCTAAATTGGTTGGAAGGGGATAACCAAGTTGACCTGAATCAAGATAATTATCACTTAAATCATAAATACAATACTCAATTATATCGCTAGTAAGTGTTCCAAATGGTACGATATCACCATCATTTAATCCAGATATACCAATTAAAGGTAAATCTTTATCACTTATTCTTGATAATTGTCCAGTAACAGGATCGGGTGTTAATTGTTTTTTATTAGCCATTAAAGTTCCGTAAATTCTCTATCTATTATTTTATTAGTATCTTCTGTTTCTTCATATTTGAAATAACCATTTTGATAACCAATGGAATAATTTACAGGATAACTTGTTCCATCAGTTCCTTGTCCAGGAACTATATTTTCAAATAAAATAATATTTCCACTGTTCTTATCGCGTAAAATACCATCATCCCCTATAATTCCAGATTCAGTTCTCCTTACAATCTTCTCTAAATATTTAGATTCATCTCCCGTTATAAGACCTTGATAAAACGGAAGATTGGTTAACTCATCTTTTGAATACGGCATTTTTTATCTCACTACTTTAAACGAATGTTTCTCATCGAAATATTGAACTGTTTCACCGGCAGTTCCACTACCACTTACTACTTTATAGTTTATTCTATAAAATCTTTCAGATTGTAATCCGTTCATCCACAAATTAAAATAATTTCCTGTGGAATCACAACTTACTACTGAACCACTTCCAAATGGAACAATAACTTCTTCTGTATAAGCATCCTTTATTTGATAATATGTACTACCACTTGGTAGATATTTTGCTGTTGTATATCCTGTACTATATCCACTTGTTACATATGTTTTTTCAGGATATCTTGCTCGACCAACAACTCTAAATTTTGTCTTTGAAGTTTCTTTGTATTCTGGTCTTAATCCCCTCATATAAAGAACCATATCCTCAACCTCAGTATTAGAAAGTGCAGATAATGAACCCGTTGCCCAAGTAGAATCATCCCAAACAACTTCAAGTTTTGGTTGATAAACTGTATGTGTTTCTCTACCAAAATATAAAAAATGTCCATAATGTGTAGTACTTCCTTCATCTTCAATGGTAGAATATTCCATACTACCATTTCTCTTTATCATAAATCCTTCATTTGGAACTGTACTACCTAACCACTTCCATACAATATCAGTTACGTCCATTCTTAAATCATCGGGTTCGTGTGTAAAAGATTGTGAAGCTTCATATCCACTTCCACTATACCAAGTACCACCACCTCCAGATAATGCCTGTGTTGTATCAGTTCCACCTTCTAATGAATATGCACTGTTTCCACTAAATACAAATAGTCCCGATGATGATGCTGCTGATAAATTAGATGAAGTTCCTGCAACACTTCCAGATAATATTAAATAATCTGCCCCAGTTCCATAACCAAATCCACTACCTGTTACACTAGCAGAAATAGGTAATCCATGTAAGGAAGAACTTGCAGTATTATTAATAGCACTTCGTAAATTATTAACAGAACTTCCAGTTGTTGATCCAGAGGCTACGAATATTTGAGTGGAACTGTTATTAAGTATACCTACTGTCGGTGCCACAAATGTAAAATCAACTCCACCAATACTAACTTCTTGGTTATTATAATCACCTTCATCAATTGTTAAAGTTCCACTTGCATAAGTATTACCTTGTAACGCAGTATAACTTCCATACCAAGGAGTTGCCGTATCATTATTATCTTTAAACTTCCAACTTGCCCCATCTTCTATAATAGGGTTGGCCTTTGCATATCCAGAACCCATGTCCCAACTCTGACTTAATGGATATCCATATAAAGTTTGTGTTACATTTAATTCTCTTGAACTTGCATCATATAAATTTAAATAAAATCTCGTTTTTGATCCTGATGTAATTAAATTAGATGCTACTGATTTAGAAATATAAGTTAAATCAAATTTAATTAATGCACGAGAAATATTTACTACTGAACCATCCGCGTTCATATCTTTTCTAACTTCAAGAATCTGATCAAGTCCAGTATTCATACTGGCACTTTGTTCATATAATGTTGTATCTTTTGTTGCGTATTCAAAATAATGCATTATAAATCTCCTAATACCCTACCCCGTATATCAGTATCGGGATATTTAACTTCAAATATTGTTGGATCAATTGGTGGATAAACTACAGAATTAAAAATTGAAGCATTGGGACTTATATCATATATATTATCAGAATAAACTAAACCACTTACAACTCCCCACTTATTATTTATTGAAATAAGTTCTGTACTTGATTCAAATGGTTTTACTACAGTAGCAACTCCTTCTGTTGCAAGTATTTCAGATACCACATCAGCCAAAATTATAGGTTGATTTATTTGCCACTTATCTGTATTAAAATATAATTTTAATTTATCAACACATCCCAACAATACTTCGTTCTTATTAAATCCTCTCTTAGTATAAATTGCAAATTCAACTCCAATGTTACATACCCACGCGTCTTTTAATTGAACTGCATCAGTCATCATTCTATATTGACTCAAGTATACTTTTATATTTTCTTTAACAGCTTGATTTAAACCAACTAATTTTTTAGTATTATCATACCCCAACATATACATATTTAGTGCCAACGGATTTGATTGATATTCAGGATCACCTTCATTTTGTCCTGTAGCCGCAACTTGTTCATCTTGTATCATATAAACTTTTGCTACATTACCATACTTAGCTGGTAACGAATAAACACGAGTTATATAATCATCTTTGGTTACTGCTCTTCCTTGTGCTTGGAAATAAGCAAGTGCATTTACTCTGACATTTTCAAGTGTTTCTGCTCCACCACCTCCAGTTGCTGGTTTTGGATTTGATACTGCAGTAGAATTTAAAGTTACAGTTTTTATATTATCATCTAAATTCAAAGAACTATCAAATTCAGGTGATTGCAAAGTAATATTATTAACTTGGTTTGATGATACATTATCATCTATACCACCACCATACGAATACTTAATTGTAAGAGTTGTATTTGTTGGGCATTGGCCGTAGGTTTCAGTATTTAAAAAGTTTGCTGGATCAAATGATGTATCAAGAAAACTTGGTGTACCAGGTAAACTGGAACCAACACTTGATGGATTTGGAATAATTTCTTCATCAGAACCTGCTGCTACTCCTGAACCAAATCTCATTTCAGTTTTACCATCTGGTCTTATGTAAGTTTTAAATCGTTTAGATGTCTTTACAAGTTTTAATAAGAAAGGTGCAAAATTTCTACCGTTTACTAAATCAGGTGAATTGGTTGTATTATTATCAAAATCTGCATATACTGTATCTTGTGCTAAAAAAGGAACTTCATACCATTTATTTCCATCACTATCTGTTACAGAAATTATTTCTAATACAGGGCCATTTGCAAGTGCAATTCTTTTATATCTCTCTGCTGCTCCAAATGTTACATAATCTGTAATAACTGTCCCACTAACTGCCTTTACTTGTTTCTTTAACAACCATTTTGTAACATTACTGCTGTCATCTACTTCAAAAATATCCTGTGGTCGTGGACTTAATGAACTTGAATCTCTAAATATTACATCACCCGTTGTTCTAAATACTGTTCCACCCGTAGATGTTGCTAGCATTCCAGCTGGGATTATAAGACAATAATTTTCATCTGGTTCTCTTAGATCCGTTGCACTTATTGTTGTTGTAGCTGGTACAGTTTGAAATACATCAAGAGTTACAGTTGCGGGTGAGGACTGTCTTGGTTTATATCCGTATCCCTGTGCAATTTCATATATAGTTTTCTTTTCTTCTGCAAATGATAACATACTTTCTTTAAATTGTTCATCTATATAATATGATAATGTATCACCTACATATGATGCCATTTCTATGAACATCATACCTGGGTCTGATTCATTAAAATCATTATATGTGTTTGGAAAATATGTTTTAGAAAATTCTATTAAACTATCTCTAAAAGATGAAAAGTCTTTATTTAAATATTTTACGTCTTTATGACCAGGTACATGAGGCATTTAATTTCTCCCTTTATTCTTTAATGGCCGATTCAAACTGATCAAAACTCACTGAAACAGTTCCAAACCTATCTGGCTCAAATGACAACCCAAAATCTATTGATATATTAACTTGACTAATATTATAATCTGGCATTGTAATTTCTATATTTTTAATGTTTATATACGGCAACCATGTTTCTATTGATGTTCTAATTGAATCTTTTAATATATCACTAAAATCTTCATTCATTGGTTCAAATATTATAGAATGTAATTCCGAACCGAATCCTGGTTGTCCAAGTCTTTCACCTGGAATAGTTTTCAACAAGTTAATAATGTTATATTTTGACTGTTGAAGTGTAGTTTTAGTTTGTTTGAAATATCCTGTATCTGAATATCCCAATGGAAGTTTTAATCCAATGAAAACGTCTGGATTTAAATCTTTCTCTCTTGCTCCCACTTATATTCTCCTATTAACTTATTATTTGTTGACCTACAATTAAACCATCTTTTACTATAATTCTTTTTCGAACATATGTTGTAGTTCCAGGTAATACATTTCCATCTTCATCAACTGTAGTATTTGAACTTTCAAGAATATCAGTTACAATATAATCTTCCGTAATTCCTTCTTGACCATCTGACGATTGATATCCACCCGCTTGTATCTTCCCATCAAATTTAATTTCTTTTTGACTAAAAGTAATATTTAAACTATCAAAAATCTTTCTAAAAATTACTAACTGTTTTGCTGAATCAATATTTGATTTTGCTATTGTTTTAAATCTTTTTAATAGTCTTGATAATCTTCTCCCTTTGGTATTAGAATCTAGTTGAACCTGTTTAATATTTAATTTACCTTGCCACTCTGTTTTACTTCCTCTTGTAACTCTTTTAGGTGTTAAAAATAAACTTCCAGGTAATCTATTTTCCATATAAGATTTATTATCAAGTTTATCTAAATTATCTTCACCTGTCAAATAAGAATGTATTGCATCTGCTTCTTCAGCTGACAATTTAGCGTTTTCTTTTCTTATCTGTTTTTTAGTTTCCGTATCTTGATTTTTATAGATTCTTTTATTTTTAATCTTCTCAAGTTTATACTTTAAAAACTTTTTATCTAATGCCATTACTCACCTCACTATGGACGATAACTCGTTCCACCACCACTTTTCTGGTCTATTACTTTCATTAAACCAGTATAATCTTTTGTCAATGCATCTTGTACATGATCTGGAACATCATCAACATTTACTCTTGCATTTTTGATAGTTTGAACTGCTCCAATATCTCGTTTTTTCTGTTTTACGGTTTCAGAAGTTGCTACTCCTGGTGGTGAACCTACCAAAACATCATTTATCTTACTCGAATCAAATGTTCCATCACCTAAAGTTGGATAATCTTCATATCCTTCAATTTGTGGACCTCCACTTTCACCTTGTGGAACTCCACCAACGGTTTCATTTAACACTTTATTAAGAGTCTCATTTGATGTATAGTGAACCTCTTTTTTAGGTTTAACTTGTTTCTTCCTAATAGGTTCTTTGAACTCTTTTTCTGTTAATGGTTTTGAAACTAATTCGGTAAGTGAGGATGAGTTTTCTTCTTTAATAAATATCTCATTCATTTGTTTTTTAACTTCCTTACGAACTACTGTTTCAATTATTTTTATTAGTTCTTGTTTCTTCATTTTATAATCTCCTACAACTCTGTTAAATAATCTTTTAATTCTGGACTTGAAAAACATCTTTCTAATTCTTCCATTTGTTTGTTTAATTCATTGGACAGTGCAGAAGTATCTATATCATCAAAATTTGTATCAGTATCTAAATCTGTCCAAGTTCCACCTGCATCTTCACAAGATTTTTTATCTAAATATTCTGTTATAGAACAAAATCCTATTGATTCATCATCAGTATCAAGTGCAGATGTTTCAGTTAACATCTTATCATACATATCTTGTAAGTCCTTTAAATCATCAGGATCAATCCATTCACCACCTGCTGCCTCACAATCTTCTTTACTCATCTCACCCGCTACTTGTCCTGCACATTGTGCGAGAATTTGCATTAATTGTGCCTGTAATATAGGAATTATTGCTGTAAATCTACCTATTGTTTTTAGTAATATGGAAACAACCATATCTATCAATCCGGCAAGATTAAGAATCTTTAACAATGCCTCAACGATAGGAACAATAAATGGTGGTGTCCATTTTAAAATTTTCTTTACTAACTTTATAATTTTTCTAATAATTTTTACTATTTGAATTATTTGTTTTAATATAGGAAGAATTTTCATTAATTCTTTCAATATAGCTAATAAATTTCTAATAAAAGCCTTTACTGGTGGTGTACAAACATCTTCAGGATCAATTTTAACCTTTGCCATTATAGCATCAACTTCTGCAGTCAATTTTCCTAATATTTCACTAAGTTTACCCACCATCTCTTGAACCATCGCGGTAAATCCACTTAAAGCAAAAGCTTGTAAATCTGGTATTTGAAAATTTGCTATATCATTAAGCCAATCTAATTCTTCTGAAGATGGTTTATCTATTGTTCCTGAACCTACACAAAAACCTTTATCATCTCCATCATCTCCATCATTACCACTTGTTTCAGGGGGTCCTTCTGCTGCTGTTGATTCATCTTGTGTTGTATGTGGTGCACATTTTAATTCTCCGTTCTCAATCACACACCCAACATGAAGTGTAGTTCCAGCAGGTACAGTTTCACCTGCACCATATCGTGTTAAATCGTTACCCGTATCAGGCCATATTACTACTGCACCATTATCACCAGCAACACCATGTACTTCTGCAAACATAAACGGAAATTCTTCTTTATTTTCAAAAATTCCACTTCCCTTTATAAGTTCACATCCAGGTATTATTGGTTCACCTGGTCCCAATGTTACTCGTTGTCCTGCTATTGATTTACATCTTATTGGCATTATGTTATTACCTTAGGTCCTTTGGGATTTCCAACAAAAACAGTTGAACTTTTTGGTGAATCTTTTTGTTTTGCTTTAAGTGCTGTAAGATTTGATGCCAATGTTTTTGATGGGCTATTGATAAAATCTAATGGAATAACAATATCTATGCACGTTGCCATTGTTGGTGCAATACCATTTGCAAACTCAACTAATGCATCTACTATTGGCCAAATTACATTGTCCATCAATTGATCTCCTGCAATTGCAGGTTCTGTTGCCTCTCTATCTGCAAGATTAACAATCGGTGATTCTAAATTCATTCGTATATCTGCTGCCATACTAATTTCATTTTTACTGAAAGCATGAATACTATTTAATTTAGAATTAAAAACTATCCTATCTGAATTTATTAATATTTGTTTTCCATCATATTGTTTTGGAACAGTTAATCCATGTGCCTTATCAGATGACCTTTCAAAAGGTACTACTTGGTCTGTAGTCATCCACAATGAAGAATCATCTTTATTTATATCTTCTTTTACTGGTTTAAATCTTACTGTTTCTTCTACTCCTTGTCCTGCCCTTATAATAACATTCGGTGAATTTTCTTTTCCCGTATCTTCTTTTACCTTACCGTCTATTTTTATTTCTTTTACATTACTACCTAATCTAATTGAATTTCCAAACCTACCATTAAATGTTATATCACCTTCTTCTACATCTATTTGTCTAATTTTTTCATTTCTAACTATCGGTAAATTTTCTTTATATACCTCATTACTCCATATATCATATACTTTACTTAATGCAGGAAAAGAATTTATATTAACTGAATTATTTATATTTAATTTTTGAGTATAATACTTTTCCCCATAATAACTTGCAACAATTACATGCTCTCCAGGATAAGGATACTCTTTTATATTGGCATCTAAAGGTCTAATACTAACAAAATCGTCTAAACCAGAATTACTAATTGACATTCTAGCAGATATCCAACCATACTTCGACCAATCTCGTTTATCCGTATCAGGAATTAATGGTAAATCTTCTTCATCTAACCAAACTTCTATAACCTCTGCTGCCTCCAATTCATAAAATTCAGAAGTAGCTCTCTGTTTAATATACTTTTGAACATCTCTAACTGTGGCAGGACCATCTGGTAGAACAATATGTTCATCAGAACGATTAATTTTATATGCCATTAATTTTCCTTAACTGATTCAATATCTTCTGATATTTCATCTGATTTCTTTTGAATATCTACAACTACATCATCTATACTTTTAAGTAATTGTTCTTTTTCTTTGTCTGATAAACCGAACTCTGCTTCTGCACCACCTTTGTTTTCGGCAGCAATCAATCGTTGTACAACAGTTGCCAGTTTGACAAGTTGTTCATCATTCTTCACATTTATGTCCAAGTACTCTTTTATCATAGGAATTAACTGAATAGCCATATCCCCATCTTTAATAAATGAAGCAACTTCACCAACTAATACTTCAAGTTGTTTCTTGTTATGTTTGGAATTGTCATAAATATCTTTGAATAATGATGATAGTGATTTACCTTCAAATAATTCGTAATCCTGACTCATTTTGGTTTCCTCATATTGTATTTAAAAATAGATATTATAACTCATATATAAATATGAAATAACCTAAAAATATACTTTTCTTTGATCTATATATATTGAAATAAGAAATATCGTATATATTATATTTATTTATGTCGGAAATTGATTTCGACAACAGAAAACGGAAGTTAAAGATCCCTTTTTTGTTAAATGATAAGAATAACAAACGGGAGAAAACAATGAAGGAAGTCATCGCATTAGTCAAAGGCTGGGTGGACGATATAGCTCACCTGTTAATGTCCTTTGTAGCCATAGGTGCTATTTCTGAAGTAATTTTTGGAACTGGTGTCTTTGGAGTAAATGTAATAGGTAACCTGACAGCTATCATAGATAAATTCGGCGAATCCGGTTTCGCTGGCTTAGTCGCTTTATTGGTGTTGGTAGGTTTATTCCGTAAATAGCTATTATCGGATAATGAAAAAGGGGAACAACTGTTCCCCTTTTTTTTGCGGTTAAATTGTTATCCAAGTTCTCAAATCAATATTCCTTGAATATATATGACAAACTCGTATTTCGTATTCTCCAGGTGGTATTTCATCTCCATAATCCTGTGTATCATATAACACCCAACTATATGTAAAATCTCTTGACCTTCCATCTTCCCAAGGACTTCTCTGAAATGGTTGTTTATGAACTACCCTACCTTTCTCATTAACTACTTCTATAAATGTATCTCTATTAGAAACTCTATATTTAATTTTTACAACGTCACCTTTTTTATCAATATCGTGCCAGGCTATTAAAGGATATTCACTAAAAGTTTCTTCTATAATGATAGGTTCATTACTAACTTCTTCTTTTGGCATTAATAGTA